GGAGAGATTGTGCAGTGGTCTATCAGGGACGAGACAATGCACTGTGAAGGGATGACCAAGCTGTTTCGTACATTCTGTGCTGAACATCCCCGTATAGTGAATGACCAGTTTAAGAAGCAACTGTACGGTATGGTAAGAGAAGCAGTTGAGTTAGAGGATAAAGTAATTGACCTAGCCTATGAAGTAGGGGGTGGAGAGGGCTTAACAGCCTGTGAAGTTAAGGAATATATCAGATACATTGCAGATAGACGCCTTATTCAGATGGGACTTAAAGGTAATTATGGGATTAAAGAGAATCCTCTAGAGTGGTTAGAGCCTTTGATAGCTACCACAAGCCATGATAATTTCTTTGAAACGGTAGTTACGGAGTATAACAGTGATGGCATGACGGGAGAATGGGGATGGAAGTAGGCTTATACTTTGTAAATGGTCTTAACTTTGGTGTGCTAAGGGTTAAAGATGAGATACATCAGATAGGATACGATGAAGAGGATAATGTGGCAGGTGTATTGTTTAGTGGTATTTATATAAACTTTGCCTGTCTATCCCTGTTGATAGGAGAAAGACAGGCTTTTGAGGTTGAAAGAGACGGGGCTAACTAGCCCTGTTTAGTTCTCTAGACTAAGGGATGCTCTTATAGCTTTTAAAGCAGTTTCCCTTTCTTTAATAACTTTCCTAGCCTGTGCATTAGAAAGTCCTATACCTGTAAGCCCTTTAATATCGTGAACAGCTCCGTAAGTATTACCAACACTTCCAGAGGCAACTAAGTCCATAAGCTTCTTAACAGCAGTATCCCCTCCGTATTTCCTTATCAGGTCTTCATCAAACTTCTTAAAGAATTTTTCAGTCTGTTTGCTAAAGTCTAGCATTACAAAAGGCTCATCCTTAAACGTAAAGTTGAACTTGCCTAAAGTACTATCTAAATTCTGAATAGCTTGTCTGTAGTTTGTACTTCCTAGGCTTCCGTTATCTATGTTCTTCACAACAGAACCTACCACCTCATCAAGATTTGCCTTATCCCAATTTCTTCCTTTCTGCAGAGCCTTAAAAGGTTTTTCAGCTTCTATAATAGTACTTAGCTTGCTGTTCGTATTTCTATAAGAATCTATCTTGTTGAGGTTTTCTGTAAGGCTCTTTGTTATATCAACAACAATCTGCTGCATATTGCCTGTCATGCCTCCTTCCGTGACCTGTACACTATCCACAAGCTCATTAAGCATACGCTTTAGGTAATGCGCCTGTTTACCGTTTATGACTCCGTTACTGCCTTGGTTCTTTAGTAATGTATTGAGCTTCAGTATATTGGCTCTTGTGGCCTCAGGCAACTGAGCAAGATTAGGAACAGCCTTTGGAACAATATTAGTAACTCCACTGGTGTTTTTAGGTAATTTATACACAACATCCACACCGAACATCTTATACACGTTATCAAGCAGGGTCTCTTTAGGTATAGATAGTGGTATATCTATATCTTTAAGCTCTTTATTCACTATGTCTTCCAGTTTCGTACCTAGCGATGTTCTTTTGTTTTTAAGGACTTTTAATCTCTTAACAATAGAATCACCAACTACCTTAGTAGCGCCTTCCTGCATCTTGATAATATTATTAGTAGAGCCTAATTGCATACTATCAAATATTTTACTAAACGACTCTCTAGTTGAGTTACTGCCTTTTGATAAGTAGGAAACAAGCTGTGGGTCTACATTTAAGTTAAGTAGGTTCTGTGCGCCTAAATCATCAACTACTTCTCCTGCTTGATTTACTGTCTTACCTGCTAAGAGGCTATCATATTTCTTTACAGGGTCTAATAAGTTCATCTTGGTCTTAGATACTTTAGAGGTCATATCAACTATAGCGTTAAACGCCTTCAAAGCTCCTTTACCAACCATACCAACAGGAGCTACTATTTCACCAACTAAGCGCATATCCTCTCGCTGTTCTGGTGTACGCGTATTATACGTCTCCTTTCCTATTATATCATCAATTATAGGGTCAGTCCTTTCCCTAGCATCGGCAGCGTCCCACAGAAAAGTATCGCCTTCGTTACCTGTTAACCATCTCCCTACATTTTCTAATTCGCCTCCAACGCCTACTAAGCCTGACACAGCGCCCCTACCTACAGATTCAACATCTTCTTTAAGGAAATCTAATGTATTATACCCTTTACGCGCGTTGTCGATTACTCTCCCCGACATCACACCTGCTTTTGGTAACGGCTTAGTGTCAGGGAACAGGTTGTCTACATCTATTTCTTCCCCCTCTGGAAAAAGGTTATCAACATCTATCCTATTGTTTTCCATTATTTTCTATTCCTTATCTGGTTCATTATCTGCTCGTCTGAATAGCCTTCATACTGCTTCATAGCTCTTGCTCTATTGAAAGCATCTTGCTGTGCAGGACTAATATCAGCACCCTTAGGAATAGGCTGTTGCATCGGAACATCAGAGTCTAGTTCTAACCCATAAGCCTTTCTAAGTATAAGGTCATACTGTTGCTTAAAAGTCTGCACCTGCCCTTCAAAGTTCTTATCAGTTGGGTCTAAGGCAGTTATTCTTCTTTCTAACGCCTCTATCTCTTTCTGAGTGACAGCACCTAAGCCAGAAGAGCCGTTAGTACTCATTGCTTTAAGTTTCTGTAGCTCTGCTAAGAACGCATTAGACTTTAGGTTGCTTATATCGTTATATATCGCCCTAGATTCAGTGCTAGGGAAAAGGAATAGGTTTGTTGTAGCGTCTGCTAAGTAATACATAGCCCTGCCCGACTTACCTAATTTATCATAGCCTCCCTCAAGCCTACTTATGGTCTCATTCATAACTAAAGAGGCGTTCTTATACCCTTCCGTCATCTGGCTTAATTTAGCCTCTTCTCTATCTGCCAACATTCCTGTCAATAGCTTTGCTTCTTCTTGTAGTCTTTCTAGTTCTGGTAAATCAGAAGCAGACAATGCTAATCTAGCCTGTTGGAATGCCTTAGCTTCATCATCCTCTAGGGTAGCGGCAAAATCATCTACATTCTCTTTCATTCTACCAATCACAGCAGGGGTTTCTGCAAAGTTTTTAGCAAGACTTGAGTAGTCGCCTGTCTTCATAAACTCTGAAGCAGCTCCTTCGCCTAATTTTAAATTTAACGATTTAACGTCAGTAAGTACTTTACCTCTTTCTTTCATAGGTATAACACTTTTAGCCTCAGCAGCTAACGGTATCTGTTTAGCAAGAGCCGTAACATCCCCAGTAGATAGGAAATCTGCCTTTTGTTGAGGTGTTAGTATAACATTGTTATCTTCTAATATCTCTGTCAAAGTACCTTGGCGCTTCTCTGCAGATACAAGCCCATTTTCTGCTTGCCACCTAGGAGCTGTAGATATCTGAGTCCAAGTACCGTCTTTGTTCTTTTGCTGAGTGACTATATTAGCGCCTTGTAGTATCTCCCTAGTATCCCCTGTGTTGTCCGATGCTTGGAACTTACCGCCCTCACCTAACTTAACCCACTTACCATTCAGGTACTCTTGAGTTACTATTTGGTCTCCCTGAGTAAAGTCTCTAGTGTCCCCATTCTTATACCCTGACGCATCTGCGCCTTTAAACCTAGCAGCATCGGCAATTTCGTTCCAGTCTTTACCATCAAACCGCATGGTCACTATCTTCTCTACACCATCTACGTTTTTCTTTATCTCTTGTATATCCCCTGCCACAAACTTAGGAGCATTAGTAGTAGAGGCTTTATAGACCTCTAATTGGTGCTGTTTAAGCTTAGACACAGCCTCAGACGCCATAGTAGAACCTGATGTAGCTAGTCTTGCTATTATAGCCTCTAGCTTTTTAGGGTCTCTTGTGTTCATACCTAACATATAAAGATTATTGACAGATTTACTCTGTGCCTGTTCTGTAGTCTCTTTAGCCTGTTGAGTTTCTGCCCTCTGCTCCAGAGCCCCTTTAGGCTTCTCCTGCCCCATAAGATTACCTGCAACTGCCTGTGCACCCTCACCAAGAGACTTCTGAGCCCCTGATGCGGCTGTTAAGAAGTTACCCATAGCCCCACCACCATAGTTAGTAGGCGCTACACGCTGTTGGTACTGTTTCTGTCTTTCCTGCTCGTCTAGCATTCTCGCTATAGCAGGATTATTCATTGCTAGCATTCTCATTTGTTCGCTCATGATGTTCTACCTCCACCTGCAAATATATTACCGATAGTTCTCAACAGCTCTTGGTCAAGTGTCGCATTACCTAAGCCAAGCTCTTTAAGCATACCAAGCTCTGCACTACCTAGCTGACTAAACGCATTAAGCTGTGCTAGGTCACCAGTCTGTTGCATACCTTGAGCCGCTAATGTAGGCTGTAAAGCTGCTAACTGCTGTTCTAATGGTATACCAGAAGCTTGCATCATCTGCATCATATTCTGTATATCCTGTCCCTGCATCTGACCCTGAGCCTGTTGAGCTTGTAAACCCATACCGAATAAACCACTACCTCTATTGATAGCATCTGTCTGCAAACCTGAACCAACCTGTGCAGACTGAAGCATGCCCTGTCCTAGCTGCATATCCCTGTTAAAGCCTTGGTTGTCCATCTGACTTTGTATCTGGTCTGCTGATAAACCTAGTTGGCTCATCTGCATAGCTCTTTGCTGTTGCGAGTTAGCCATCTGGTCAGATTGTGATAGGGCTTGATAAGCAGCACTATTCTGAGCCTCTGCTTGTGCTTTCTGCATAGCTAACTGTTCAGGAGTCCCACCAAAGGCATTAGTTTGTATCCCTAAGCGTCCTTGTCCCGCAAGCCTATTCTCAAGACCTAATCTCTGTCTTTCTTCCTCAGGAGACTGCATAGCCCTAATCTTATCGTATATACCCTGAGCATCTGGAGAGCCCTGTTGCATCATCCCCATACCTGACTGCATAGCCTGATTAGCTAAGCCACCTGCACCAGTACGAGTGTTAGGATTGTATACGTTGTTAAAAGCTCCTGAGACGTCCTGTGTGCCTCCTTGGAACTGTTGATTACCCATCATCTGTAAATTCTGTGCGTAGGGCATAACGCTATTCTGACCTAGCTGATTAGACATCTGTTGAGCCTGTCCCATCAGACCTTGAGAGATACCATCACCACCCGTTATATTCATCTGTCCGGTGTTAGGGTCGAAGCTAGAGCCACCTAAGTTATTAGTAACTGCAAAGGGTCTAAACTGCCCCATGCCCTGTACTTGACTAGCTAAAGAGCCCTGATTAGTCACACCAGACCTGTTCATTAGGTCGTTAGAGATACTGCCTAGTGCATCTTGCCCTTGATTAACTGCATAGTTACTAGCCGCTAAACCTGCTGCGCCTTGTGCCATTGCTCCTGCGTTGTCTGTCATACTTCCAACTAAATTATCCCAAAAAGAGCTCATCAGTAAGTACCTCCATCAATCTGTGCAGCTATTAAGTTACCTGTAACAGTTACGTTACCCGTAAAAGTAGGGGCTGCTGTATTTGATTTACTGTTTACAGCGGTCTGTATAGCTGTGAACTCAGTCTCAAACTCCAAGCCTTTAACGACCTTTGCAGGGTTTCCTGAGGTTAGTGTATCCTTGATTGCGAAGTTTGTCGCTTTTGTGTAACTTGACATATATGCCCCTTAAATTACTCTTCCGAGAACAGCCTGTGCTGTCATTCTTTGAACTGATACAGGTGACCCGTTGATTGTTACGTCCACCCCTAATTGTACTACTTGTCCACTACTGCTTGCGTTGATTGACGGCCTGTTTACAAGTATACCTATATTAAATTCTGACTCATTAAACTCTGCTACACCGAACTCTGCAACTGTCTGCTCAGGGAGTGTAAAGGCTCTCTTCTTATATGCAAAGCTATAGTCATAACCATAGTTTAGTGTCACCTCTGTGTTACTACCGCCTATGAATGTAATCTTAAGGTTCTTGAGCATCTTAAGGTTACTAGGCGCTCCAAAGTCTATGTAGTTACTAAAGTAGGACATCTGATAGTTATCCGTATCATCCATGTATCCTTCATACCTTGCTAAACCATCCTGTTTACCCATAAGCAACTGTTTGTTAGAGTATCTATACAGCATACACAGAGGGGTTATACTGTTCCATGTGGTTGCTCTGTGGCTACCATCCTGTAAAGGTGTCCTCATATCAAAGCAATAGATTGTAGCACCCCCTACAATAGATAACAAATAGAAAGCTTCCTCAGGCGAGTAGACACTTCTAAACTTGAAGCTACTGCCTATATAGCTAGTCAACTCGTTACGTACATTCTTGGAGATATCCCCTATAGGTGCTGACTTCTCCTGTATAGTCCTGTTGATACTTCTAATACCTGTATCAGATAGGAAGATTAAATCAGCGCCTGTGTTCTGTATTGTATTATGGTCTACACAGCCTATACCATTTATGTTATCAACAAGAGACATCGTTGCAGGGTCTGTAGCGCCTTGGTATATCATTACCTGTCTTCTACCAAAGATAAACAACAAGTCATTATGTATTGCCAAGCCTGTTACTTCATCGCTACCATATGACCATGTTTTACTTAGGTCTATAGAGCCTGATGAACCTGCATCCCATGAAGAGCCATTTAATAGGTCTGTCCAGTATATAGTCTGTAGGTTAGTGTCTGTTCTTGTAGCCCATAGTCTACCAAAACCCGATACGCATACTCCTGCTTTAGGCGCTGTGCCTGTATATGTAGGGTTGTTAGCTATAAGGTCACAGACAGTACCATCATAGTATAAAGGGTCTTCTCCTTCACTAAACAGATAGTGAACATCACTCAGTGTCTCAGCTACAAAGTTAGGATTACTGAATGAGTACCCTGCAGGGGTTATATCTGTAAGTACCTCTTCACCGCTGTATACATTAGTAGATGTAGTAGTTATTACCTCTGTCGTACCATTCTTCTTGATGTACTCTGATATAGACTGTACAGGCGATGTAGTGGTTGATATGTACTGATACCCTTTACGACTACCAATCCTACCAAACCTGTCTATAACACAATTACTAGCCGTCAAAGCAAACTGCTCAGTCAGGCTAGTAGGACTGTCTTGGGTATTGAGACCGAAGAAAGCAGGTGCTTGTATTGTTATTGGTTGTAAAGGTTTTGCCATTAGACGTAGCTCCAGATAAGCTCACCTGCGTTGTTAGCCGAGTCAAGCGCTATTGCATTAGATAGGTCTCTATCAGCTATAACAATCTGTTCAGATGCGCTCTGACCACCTGTTTCACCCTTTTCACGCAAAGCATAGGCAAAGGCCAACTGTATGATAGGTAATGTAGGTAACTTTGTAGTGTCTGCATCATCTACCAATACCTTATTCCTAACAACAGCGTTAACCTCCAAGGTCTGTATAGCATTAGGCTTAGGATATAATACCAACTGTATATCGTTATTTACATCAGTCCCATTTAAAGCATAGTATCTAGGTGTGCCTGTGGTAGTTGTCTTATATTGTTTATCTACTATATAGGCTTTAGAGCGTGGCTGAATCTGTATAGAGTCTGTTACGTTATAGACAGACATAATCTCAGATGTATTTCCAAACCCTGTTAATGGATATGTATCAGTACCATCAACAGTAGGAATAACTAATGTCTCTCTTAGGTTTGACCAATCCCAACTTGATTCAACATAAGTCAAAGCATCGTTAACAAAGTCAGATATTAAAACACTATATTCTGTTTCTTGGATTGTTTGTATGCTGTCTTCTCTTAGCTTTCTTAGGACAGCGTTTACTAGTTGTATGTATGTCATGTCTTTTTATCCTCTGTATAGTTATATTATAGCATACTTTGATTTAAAAGTCAAGCTAATAATTGGTTCTTTAGTAAATTATTTGACATTATATCTTCAAAGTCGTACATATCACCATACTGTGTCTTCATCTTAGCTAAATCACTTAAATCAGCGTCTACCGAGTATCCACCACCACTACCAAGACTAGGTAGGCCTAAATCAACACTAGGTAGGTCTATATCGACACCTGAGAAGGGGTTTTCAAGACCTTCAAGAGGATTGGTAATATCTACATCTGGTATAGCTTCTCTTATGTCCCTTCCTGTTTCTCTTACTACTTCTGCTGTTGTGTCTATCAAGGGCTGTATAGTATTCTCATTGATATCACTAGCGAAGTCTCTAGCCGCACGTTCGGCATCTTGTATCTGTTGTTGTGTTAAAGGTATGTCTCTTACCGCTTGGTCAATAACAGTACCTGTATCCCTTGCAATCTGCTCTACACCGTCTATAACAGGTCTAATCACCTCTCTGTTAATCTCTGAAGCCCCTGCAAGGATGTAATCACCCAGTGCTCTTAGCTGTGAGGTATCAAAGTCTCCAAAGCCTTCAAAGTCTCCGAAAGGTATATTGTCAAGCCACTCAGGTCTTGTGAAGTTAATACCTAAATCAAAGTCAAACCCTTCACCACCTAGTCCGATATCAGGCAACCCGCCATCTGATTCTATATACTGCTTCATAGTCGCCATAAGCGTCTCTTCAAGGTTGTCACCGCTTAGCTGAGCATCTGCAAAGGCTATGGTAGCGTCTGATATAGCATTAAGGTTGTCAGTTACAAAGTCATACTCACCGAAGTTATCATAGAAGAAATCATCTACCATCAGCTCAATGCCTGTAGAACCTGCTAAATCTAATCCTGAACTAATAGCACCAAGGACATTACCACTCTCTACTGCTTGGGCTATGTCAACTACATTACTTATATTATTTACAATCCTAGCTTGTTCTATTACTGATGCACTAGCATCTACTGCATTCGCAGCTTCTGTTAGGCCTGATGCGTAACTACCTAGTCCCGATGTAACCCCACTAGTTACAACATCACCTAAATCACCACCTTGTAAGGCTGTAGAGACACCGTTAGCAATACCTGTACCTACCCCCACCGAAGCAGCAGTACCTAAGCCTGTTGCGGCCTGTATAGCAGGAGCTAGTGCGTTACCTAGACCCGCAGTTGCTAAAAACATAGCCCCTTGTTCCACTATAGCATTAGAAACAGTACCTAACATAGCGTTATCTCTACTATTAGTATTGTCTCTTATTAAATCAAACTCTCCAGTGTCTGTGTTAAATTCATACTCTTTCTCACCACCATATTCACCCGCTACCTTAAACCTATTACCAATACCTAAGTTATCCAGAACAGCCCTGTTATCCTGATAAAGGCCAGTCCTATCCTCACCAAATTCACTATTTAATGCTTGTGTATACTGCGAAAGGTAACTATCATAATCCTCACTGCCTAGTAGGTTATTGATATTGTCTAATTGTTCTTGGGATATGAAATCATCAGTACCTACATTAAATCTTTCAGCACCTTCAAAGATACTACTAGTAAGCTCATTTGCCCTATCCCCACGATGCATTAAGTTAGTAACAGCAGAAGGAGATACATTAAAACCTGACATACTACCTGTAGCTGAAGGATTACTTGAGGAGAATAGATTAAAAGTACTAGGCAGTCCTAATAAGCCCTGAGAGGCTACAGGAGACGTTGTAACAGGTACAGTAGTAGGAGAGCTAGGGATAGGCTGAGAAGTCTGCACAGGGGGCTGTACAGGAGCTTGCGCAGGAGCTTGTACAGGAGTTTGCACAGGAAGTATCTGAGGATTAACAATATCCATAGGGTCTGGCATTTCACGGAACATACTCATATATCATTAACCACCCTTTATTATGTCGCTCTCTTCAGTAAGACTGAAAATAGCAGTTGAAGAGTTGGTACAGAAGGCTCTTATCTCGTCACCCTCATACATCTGTACGAACTCGTTGTATTGTCCGCCTATGTCTAAATAGGTCTTACTATTGATTGTAAAAGCGCTAAAGATAGGTACTTCTACGGCATTAGCAGCATCGTAGTAATAAATACTTACATTAGCGCCAGAATTACTTGTATTACATACCCATGTCATTAACCAACTTGTCTTCTTACCTACAGGGACAGTGTAGTATGTTGTCTTGGTGCTTGCTAGTTGTTGTATCTTACTTACTTTCTTAGACATTACCTTTAACACTCCCTTTCCAGTTCGCTATAGACCGGATACCAAAGGAAGCACCTACAGCAGCTCCTAGGAAGCCTTTGTACCAATCAGGCATTGTTGCTAGGATTATGAAGCCCTGTTCAACATACTCGACAAGACTAGGGATAAAACACATGATAAGAGGGATTGAGAATAGTATTGTAAACCATTCATCCTTCCAAGAGCTTACACTGCCCTTTGACATGTTATCTTCCCATGTACCTGTTTGTTCTATCTGTTCTATCTTTCTCTTATGTACTGCTTGTTTCTCTTCAGCCTTGTTAGTTAACCAAGAGCTTGCAAGACTGCCTAGAACTGTTAATGCTTGTATCATAACCGATTACCTTCGAGTAGTTTTAGCCTTAGTAATTCAATATCCCTCTCTGCGTCTTCCTTAGTATATCTATTATCTTCTATTCTTGTTAGTCTAGTCTCATGCCCTCCTAACTGCATTTCTATATTAGACATCCACTGTCCTCTTGCGGATAGTTCGATCTGATTAGACTGTACAGACTGTGCAATTATTCTTACAGAATCTATGTCCTGCTCTATACCTGATACTTTCTCTTTAAGCACTGCAATGGCTAAAGAGGCTGTGAAGTATGAAGATAAGCCGCCTATGATAACAGCACTTAAGACAGGTATTAGGACTTCCCTGAATAGATTAACTTCTTTTGTTTCTTTCATAGTTTATTATCCTCTTAATAGCTTTTCAGCCTGTTTAGCTGTTATGTCTAAATCATATTTCTCAGCCAGTACCTTAGCAGCCCATTCTGTTTTGTCTGTTTCGTAGTGCGCTAGTTGTTTCCTGTAGCACAGTACTTCTACAAAGCTGCGAAAGGCTTTTAAGTTATACATAAGACCGTATATAAATGGTACTATAACAGCATAAATATAAAAGTTTACATTATAGAAGTAACCTGCAAGAAGCAACGGAACAGCAAACAATAAAGTTAAATACCATTGCTTTACGTGTTCGTACTCGTGTGCCATAAGCCCTTTGTCAAATTGGTACTTAGGGTTTATACGTATCCTGAACATTCTAGCGTCACCCCCTGCTACTGAGCCTGTGTACTCTACTGTGTGAGGTAGTTTCATATTAATCCTTAAACCGTTGCTGTAACAATGTTACCTGCATTATCAACTGTTATTCTCCATCTAGTGCCGTTAGGAGACTTGACAATTACGCCTTTGTTTAAGGTTGTCACTTCTACATCACCTGCTGAGTCAATACGC